GCACTGCGTTAGCAACGATGGCAGGGACTGGAGACACAGACTGTGTGGTGGGATGGAACGGTGCAGTGGCACTGCTAGCTGGAACCGGCACAGGCGCATGGATGCTAGCTTTGCGAGTGTTGTGCTTCGCCCAGCGTCCCTTGGTCTGGACATGGTTTTCAGGGTGATCGATGCAGTCCTTGGCGAAGGCGAGGATGATGTTGCTCATGTCCGACTCACTGCAAGTGCCAGCAAGCAGGGCATTTCTGAGGTAGGTGATGCACTCTGGAGCCTTGAAACCGGCGAGGACCAGCCCAGTGATTGAGGCATCGGCGGGAGCGCAAGCGTAGGACTTGCCCTTTTCGCGGCCATTTCTGAGTGTCCTGGCGGCGATGCGGAGGAGAGGAGCGCCAAGTGCCGCCCAGGCTTCAAGCGTGGCGGGGATGGCAACGGGAGGGAGTTGAGTGTGTGTCATGGTGACGCTTACCTCAGGGAGATGCAGTCAGCGACTGCGTTTGCGGTGGATGATGCGAAGTGTGCGATGGTCAGTCCGATGACTGCTAGCACAGTGTAGAGGAGGACGATTGACATTTTCTGTCTGCTCACAGTATCACCTCATCGTCAGAATCGGTGCGGGTTTGCAAGGTTGCAGACCGGCTGGGGATGATGCCAGCGTTCTCGCTGGTCATGGTCGGACCATACCAGTTCAGGTCGATCAAGACCGGCAAGGAGCCAGCAACGGTGCGGCTTCCCACGGTCTTCACCGTGAAGCAAGTGTCGAGGTTCACTCGACTGGGTTGAGGGTTGTGTGCCATCTTGGCCTCCAGGTCGCCGGTGTGTGTTTTTTCGGCTTCGCCGAACTTCGCACTTGTCAAGACCTGGGGCCAGACGGAAATTTTTGCCCATACTGGAAGCATTGGACTTGAGTTTACGAATTTACCTCGTTGTGACAAAACTTTTAAGATGACCAGCTTGTCATCAACCATCCAGGCTCATTGATCATCTTTCGGGTAACAATGGGCACCCACTATTCCATTATATTTATTGCAATAGGCCGATACTGCAATATGCGCTGGGAACAGCAGTATAAGCCTTGGGCCGGGAAGGGGCCTAGAAGCCACGGGAAGGACCTTGGGATACATCTACCTCGTCCAATTCCAGGGACTTATTCACATAGCACCCAGGTCGAGACAGCACTATAAATCCCTGGTCGCGGGACTGTCACCCTAGTATGTGATGCAGTGGAGAATGAGAGGACAGTCCAGGGTGAGGAGCCCCCAGGTCCAGGCCAGCCTGTCCAGGTGATGCCCAGGTTGTGCCCAGGTGATGCCTGGGTGATGCTCCACCTGCCATCCGCTATCGGTCAGTTGCCTCCGGCCCAGGTTGACGCTTGACCCCTTGCTAGCAAAAAACCGGCATGGTCCTGGGGGCTCATTGATGCTAGCAAGATCATCTTGAAAGCTGTAGCAACAGCAGACGACCAATGGATCATCAACGGAAGGGAGGCCAGAGGCGGGACCCCAGGAAGCCCCCCTGGGAGGGGACCGGGGCGAGGGGGGGCGCGGGGGCCGAAGGCATCACCTCCACAATCCGCTCCACACACAGGAGGGAGTTGACATTAGGAGTTGACAGACGGATACTGTGTCAGGAGGTTGACATGAAGGTAGTTGATGGAGTGAACTGCTTTACCCAATCAGAGGCCGCTAGGGCGCTTGGATGCTCTCGGCAGAACATCAAGCAGTGCATCCAGCGGAAGACGATACCGTCTGTCCTGGGGCCATCTGGCGTTCTGTATGTGCCCTATAGCTATGTCGTGGATACAATGAACTTGAGGTTGAAGAAGAGTGGGGTGGGGACATGACCAAGTTCGGACAGTGGGAGATGCCTGAAGAACTCTGTGTTGGGGCTTCACTTGATGGCTTTCGGGTGGAGTCCGGCAAGCAGACGGAAGCTGGCTATGTCTGGATCTTCTCCAAGGGCAACAAGGGATTTGTGTTCCCTATGCCCTACGATGAGTTCTTTGACCTGTTGACCTCTCCCTACAAGCGGGAGGACATCATCTATAAGATGATCAAGGATCTGAACGACAAGTATGCCGAGGCCATTGGCATCGTCATCACTCGGGAGGACAACTGACTACCAAGGGGACTCCATCCCATAGGTATAAGTGGCGGGTCTCAGCCAAGGATTTGAAACAGTCCTATGAGTTGAGACTCGCTGCTCAGTTTGGCACTGACGCAGACAAACGCCGTTTAGAGGCCTACAAGAAACGAGTTAAGGAGCGCAAGATGGAGTTCCGCGACATGGAATGGGCAATCAATGGGCGGATCTTCAAGATCTCCCAGATGCAAGAATATATCTTTACTCAGGTTGCTGCGGGAGATCCACTCAATGAGATCTGCGATAGGCCCGGTATGCCCTCGATGGAGATGGTGTATTCCTGGGAGGATAACTACCCGGAGTTTGCCCGAGACATGGCGAGAGCCACCGAGATCCGTGGCCATCGACTTGGCGAGGAAGCCATCAAGATCGCTCGGGAAACGGATCGGGTGAATGTCAACGCAGACAAGCTACGGGTAGAGACCTTGAGTAAGGCCGCTGCCCGTATGAATGCCCGGTTCCAAGACAAGCAGGTTATTGAGAAGCCGGACGAGTTGGCTCAGATGACGATGGAGCAACTCCAAGCCCGGATCTCCAGGATGATTCAAGCGAATCCCCATCTGGCCTCAGTAATTTCTGGCCTACCGACTTTAGGGCATCAAGGCGGTCAAGAAAGTCCAGAGCCACTGACTGTGCTTCCTGAATCCAGCGAATGTCTTCCGTCAGTTCAAACTCACAGTGCTGCTGTTCCCGAACCCACAGATGAACATCCTCTTGAGGAATCTGAGATCGATCCTTAGGGACGATACAGGCCACAAGTCGTCCTTCGTGGGCTTTCTTGAGCATCATGTACCATCGTAACTGATACTCATACATGGGGACGAGACCATTCTCCCAGGTCTTCCATGCCCCTGTCTTGATCTCCAATACCCCATTTGGGTAGAGAAAGTCGGGGGTTCCGATGAACCGTTCTACATCAGCATCACAACAGAACTCTCCGGGTGTTAGAACCTTGTTATTCCTCTCGGCCCAGAAGGCCGCGACATGGGGTTCCAGCCTTTGACCTGCACGGGTGGCTGCGTTCCCTTGAAATTTCTTGCCTACCCCGAGTTTATCCAGGACGAGTTCGTCAACCGTCTTATAGGGATTAACACCAAGTAACACACCTATATCAGACCCACTAACACCCAATCGCCTCGCTGCAAGCCACTCTTCGTGATTCATCAGTTCCACCATGGTTTCTTGGAGATGAAGTTCAAGGCATTCTCGGGATGGTATATACCGGGTGTATGCACATAGAATTCCTCTTTGTCATCAAGTGATTGATTCTTAAACCACTTGTCGCAGAAGGGGCAGTAGTGCTTCTCAAGGCTCTTTAACTGCATCGGGGTCCTCCGCATCCAGCATACGCTTCAGATCACAGACGGTGTCGCTGTCACAGTCCCAATCCCCACCGTAGGTTGTCCCGTGATACCCACGGACACCCTTCTCGTTGGGATAGATGAAGCCGAACCTACCTGCGTGACCCCAGACGGTTTTCCCCGCCACATTGAGTCTGATCCTGATCCAGAACGGTCCCATGGACGATACCTCCAACTAGAGGATACATCTCAAACCTTGCGGCGTCAAGGGAGCAACAAGGGACCACTATCGTCCGTAGCCTTCTGTTTCCGTGGCTGGACCACCGGACCATCCAGGGAGCAGATGAAGTCGATGAAGGCCGTGGCCGGTAGACCACAATGGTTGATGACGATCTTGAGTTCTGCGTCTGACGGCAGAGATGTAATTGTTGACTGTGTTACCCTTGCCTTCTTCAGCCGGTCCCACAACTCGAATCTGTTCATTTTTTCTCCTTGTTCACGGCCCGTGAACACTCGTCAGAAATAAACACCCATTTTCCTGACAGGGTTAATAGCTATCTCTAAGGATTGCTTCACTAGCAGACATCACTCACTTTCAGTCATGTACTTTTTCTTTCTTTGCTTCTTTCTTTCTTTTAAGTTCGGTTCCCCGACAGGCTTTGTCAACCCCGCAGACAGGAAAAGAGGGGGACGCTATGTCCCCCCCCTGCCTGACGGTGGCCCGTCCAGGACTTACTTCTTGTCCTTGGTGGCGATGCCGGGTTCGCCCTTCTTCTTTCCATCCTGGGAGAGACTCACCTGGGAGTACTCCTTGGGAGCGGCAGCACCGACGAACTTGCCACTCTTTTTGCCCTTAGCCATGATCGGCTCCTTGTTTGGGTTACCACGCCCGTTGACCAATTATAGGCTGTTGCGCGAACCGTGCAATAGCTGGGATACTGTCAACCATGAGTGAACGAGACCTACTTCGTGCCCTACAAGAACTTGAGCGTCGGAACCGCGAGAACAAGATCGCTCGGTTCAAGCCGTATGATGAGCAGCTTGCATTCTTGAACTCTACAGCCAACATCTCATGTCTTATCGGGGGGAACCGGGTCGGCAAGTCCGAGACCGGTTCTCTTGCTGTTACGGCCCATGTCACGGGTGACTATCCCGACTACTGGCGTGGGGTAAGATTTGCCGGTCCCATTGATGTCTGGGTTGTCGGAGTCACCAGCCTCCGTGTCCGAGACACCGTCCAGGAGAAGCTGTTTGGACGATTGGGGCGTCTGGGAACCGGGATGATCCCCAAGGATAAAATTATCGAGAATTCGATAATGAAGAAGACCGGAACCCCCGGAGCCTTTGACCGGGTTGACATCAAGCACATCTCTGGCGGGACATCTTCGATCCAGTTCTTCTCCTATGACCAGGGTGTCGAGAAGTTCATGGGCAGTTCGGTCCAGCTTGTTTGGTTCGATGAGGAGCCTCCCGAGGCCATCTTCAACGAGTGCCGGATGCGTATCCTGGATTGCGGCGGGAACATGATGTTCTCGTTCACACCCTTACAGGGTATTACCCCACTCTATGACAACATCATGCAAGATGAGGCCATCTTCAAGGTGTTCTTGAGTATGCACCACGCAAAACACCTGAAGTCTGAAGACATAGATCGGTTGACAGAGGGGATGTCAGATGCAGAGAAAACGGCCCGTATCGAGGGCATTGCTACCGTTGGTGCTGGCAAGGTATTCCAATTCGCGGAAGAGGAATACACGATTGACCCTTTTGAGATACCGCCGTATTGGAGGCGTCTTGGTGGGTTCGATGTTGGGCTTGGCCACCCTACTGGCGCTGTTATGGGGGCTATTGATGACGATGCAAAGGTTATTTACATAACCAATGAATACAAGGTCAACGAGCGGACTGCCGTTGACATTGCATCTCACCTGAAGCATTGGGGTGTCAAGTTCGTGACAGATCCCAGCGTCTTCTCGCGGGAGATCGCCACAGCCGTTCAGAAGTCACGGGCCTATACCGATGAGGGAATGGAACTCATCAAGGGCAACCGGGACCGGGAAGAGGGCATCGCTATCATTAGGAAGTTAATGGGGTCTGGCCGACTCTATATCTTCTCTACCTGCACCGAACTCCTGAAGGAACTCAGGACCTACCGGACCAAGACTTCCCCCGATGGGAACACGGTAATCGTTAAGGTGAATGACGATGTGATCGATGCTATGAGATACTTGGTCATGGGTATGGAAGAGTATGCGGAAGTTGCGAACCGATTCAAAACCAAGGTTGCCATTAAACAGTTCAGGCCAGCAGATACAAAGGTGGGTTACTAATGGTTGATCAAACTAGAATCGATTCACCAGACCTTTCGCAGACCAAGACCTATGAGATGGCCAATATGGTCATTGACCGCTTCTCGACCGCGAAAACACAGCGGACTTTACAGGAGCAGGTATGGATCGCGGCCTTCCAGAATTTCAATGGAGAGTATGCCTCAGGAACGACCTTCAGGGATGGTGGATCGTCCGTCTTTGTGAACATCACCCAGATGAAGACAATGGCTGCTTCCAGCCGACTTATGGCGATCACGATGGGTCCGCAAGGATTCCCATGGGATGCAAAACCGACACCTCACCCTGCCCTTGTGAAGCTGGACATGGATCACGAAGCGGCTATGGCATCGCCGGAATTGAGTCCCGAGTTGAAGGCCGAAATCACAAAAGCGAAGATGGCTTGCGACGGCATGAAGAACCGGATCAAGGATGACCTTGAGGAGTCCTTCTGGGAGGAGAAGTATTCCCGTGGTGTTCTCGACTTCGTTTCTCTTGGGACCATGTGCTTCAAAGGCCCCATCGGCGCACTTCCAAAAGCCAAGCAGTGGGTTCTTGTAGATGATGAATCTGTTGGCTTTGCCGACAGGATCAAGGGAATGCTTGGGATCAAGAAGGTCCAGACCAAGAAATACATTCTCCAACATGATCCAGCCGATGAATACAGGGCCAATATCGAATGGGTTTCTCCCTTCGAGTTGTATCCAGATCCCGGTGCCTACACCGTGGAAGATGCGATGTGGATGATCCATCGCCATGTGATGAACAAGGCTCAGTTGATTGAGTTAGCAAACGCTCCCGGCTTTGACGCTAGCGAGGTCATCTCCGCTCTCGATCACAACCCTGACGGAAACTGGATTGCTGAATCCTGGGAAGGCTTCATCAACATTATCAATCGCAGATCTCAGTCGGTTTATCTCTCGAAGAGATATACCGTGCTTGAGTTCTGGGGCT